GTTGTAGCATTATATGCGGTACCAGTAACAATTCGGACTTTATCATTAGTAGTTGGTTGTCCAATTATTGAACCGATACCAACTGTTTTCAAAACTTGTACTCCAGCAAAATTAGTCATAGCATCATCGGATAATATAACAATAGTTGTTCTACCAGCCCATATATCAGCTATTGTAGCTTCTGCGAATTGGCTAGGTGTAGTATAGCTGTGATGTATATCCAGGACGGCGCATATACCGAACGGTGCAAACATATAGCCACCGTTTTGGAGGGAAAAACCCCAAATCGGTATGCCAGCTAGGCTGTGCCAATCACTAGTACAAGAAAACATATCCAAGAAGTCTGGGTTTTCTACAACTCGTGTATAAGGCAATTCCGTCCATGTTGTTAATGACTGATCTGTCCATCGCAAAGCTATTTCTGTTTGCGGTGGTATCTGAAGTTGATCTAAATACTGCGATGATCCAATTAATGCGGCTCGCCAGTTAACGTTATTACTATCGACAATACGTCGCATCCAAGGATAACTACTGACTTCTAATACAGTATTAGATGCTATATCTAAACCAAGTTCAATTTGAACATTACCTACGCTAATAATAGGATGTGTCAATGGTCCATACATTAAAACTCTAAACCAGGCCGGAGCATCACCTTGATCTGCTTCTCTGTAAATGTAAGTCGGATCGTTATTGTAACCAATCTCTATTACTTTTTCAGTATCAGCATAAGCATTGGTATCAGCCCGGCGAAATTCAGCCTGTACATCCACCCATTCATTTTTCTCAACTGGACCATGTTGAAACTTACCTGGTCGTCCATAAATACGACGTGTAATACCATCAGTATCTATAAACAATAACTTTACCATAGATCCCCAGGTTTGCCTAACGGTAGTGGCTTTCCAAGTATGTGCTAATTGTCCAAGTAGACTTCTAGCCTGGTACAAAAATCCGTCTGGTACAGATCCACCGCCAGGTACGTTTTCCAGTGCCCAGTTATTGAGAACAGCCATGGTAAAAACTATAGGTGCTGGAACAAGATTATCAATGCCAAATCGAACTTCATCTGTACGAATAATCTGAAAGTCTTGATTATTAACATTCCACGGCTGTATTTCTGCCTTAGACACAGGTATATTTGTATTATCACCAAATATAAGATTGCCGATTTTATATCGAGTCTTACCTAAAAACTCACCAGATAAACCAGCCATTAGTCACCACCTGCTGCTACTGAAGCAACTTGTGGAGCACCAGTACTAACCATCCACATCGTATTCTGCATCATTTGCATAGGTGACTGCCCAGGTCCAGTGTATATGTTCATCTGATTATTCTGATTTTGAATCGCTGGCGGTTGAGTATAAGCTCCAGCAAATGGAGTGCGTATTGTATTCTTGTTTAATGGATTATCTTCGCTATAAGTATAAATTTCACCTGTTCTGGTATTTAGCAACATCCTGACATTCCCGCCAAGCGTGCCCAATGCTCCACCAAGTACAGAGCCAAATATAAAGCCTGCGTACTTACCAACTTCATGATAAACTTCGATGCCAAGTGAAATAGCTTCATTCGTAGCTTGAATTGCAGCTGAAACTATACTAGCTATAGCACTAACTGCTTGTAATGCTGATTGAGCAGCTGCCGATCCACCAAAGTCAGCGCCACCAGTAGATGGTATCATTTGGGCAATAGCGCCAGCTGTATCCCCAACAGTCTGAGCAATATCGCCAGCAGTCTTTATAAACGACTGAACATTTTGAATAACATGAACAATATCTTCTGTATTCTCAACGCCACGAACTAACGTATCGCCAATTGCTGCGGCCGCACGAATATTATCAATGACATCTTCAAATATCTTAAATGCATCACCAATAATTTTACCAACACCAGACATAGAGTCTGTAAATTGCTGCATAGGCGAACGAGTATCAAAATTACCTACTGCGTTCTGCGTTCCACCATACCAACCTTTATAGTCAGCAGGCCCAGGAGGTGCGCCAGTTCCTTGGTGTGTATCGCCTTGTATCTGCGCAGGTGCATTTGCAACAGGACCAATAAATCCTGGTTCACCGGGTCGTGGTACACGACCAGGGCCTGCCGCTGGGGGCGTAGGTCCACCTGGACTTCTCTGTCCACCAGGAAATTCTTGTGGATTAGTAACAGTTACAGGAGTAGATGGCTGGCCAGCACCATACCAATCTTTATAGAAATTATAACCAGGAAGTGGTGGTCTTGGCCCAGCAGGCTGCTGCGGAATATTTGAAGGTGGTGCCCCAGGCAATCCTAATAGACCAGGAAGATTTTGTGGCGTAATTGGTATACCTGGAGCGCCGCCTGCAGCATAAGATGGTGTAGTTCCAGGAATTGGATGACCAGAACGTGCAGCTAAATCTATCGTAGATTGTGGAATCTTGCTTAAATCAGTCGGAGTTATAGGAGGAGGACCAGCTCCTTGTGCAGCAAGTCTTGCTCTATCATCAGCAGTTAATGGTCCAGTAATTGGACCAGTCAATATATTGCCGACACCCAGTCTACCAGAAAGTATATCATCAATACCTGCAACACCCTGAACACGAGCAGGTCGTGGACCAGCTATATTCTGGGCAGCACCCCAAGCCCATGGCAATGCAGCAACAGCAGTCAAAGCAGGGCCGGCAACTCGACCGGCAACACCAAGTCCTCTAAGAAGTCTACTTCCAGTAGCCGCTTCAGCACCTACATCGCCAACTACACTAGCAGCTTCTGGTGCGGGAACTTCTCCAGGTGGTGGGCCACTTAAATCAATGTTAAGACCGCGAAGTGCTTGTTGTTCACCTTCAGTAAAGGTGATCATATCAGGATTAGTAAGACCAGCCTGTGCAATTTCTTCAGGAGACAAACTCCGAATAACATCAAGCTTCGCACGCGCATCATACATATCGTATGTTGCTTGTAAATATCTAGTACGCATCCCACCAGCTGCACGAGCCAAACCGAGACCACCAGCGCCAATCAGGCCAGCACCTATCCCAATTGGTCCCCAACCACCTAATGCCCCAGGCAAACGTAAACCAGATAATCTATCTCTAGGGCCAGCAGGCAATCTAGGAATTGGCGCTATTTCTTGCGGTGGAGCAGGAGGCGCAGGAGCCGGAAGTGGAGCAGTAATCCCAGGAAGTATTGGCGGAACATCTGTTGCCCAGTGAACGTGTGGGCCTGTACCATAATCGCCGTGTTCGCCCATCTCAGCATCAAAATAATTTTGATACTGAGTACCAGGTCCGACTACTTGACCACCGGCTATCCGCCACTGTTGACCTGTACGCTCATTCTGGTGGATGAGCTCCATCGTTTGACCTGGAAGAACTGTCTTGATAAACTCTGAAAAAGCATCCATTCGCTGAGCAGCTACTTCAGGATCAGTTCCTGCAGGAGCAGCGAAATCAAAAGCATAACCAGATTGATGAAGTGTTCCACCATCCGCATAAGTACTTGGTACAAGTCCAAATCGAGCAGCAAATTGAACTACCCAAGGAGGTAACTTCCCAACACCAGGACCAGCATACCCACCAGTATCTAGCCCTGGCGGGTAAAGTGGTGGATTTGTAAACGTTCCTGCTTTACGAGCTTGTTCCATAGCAAATGTAGTGGTACCTTGAAGCGGGAATCTCGCTTGAGTAGCTGGATTGACTGCAGCTCCTGGAATTGGTCCAATAGGTTGAGGCTGAGTTACATCAGTGGGTGCAACTCCTCCGGCAGCGGGAACACCGGCAGCAGCAGTCCTATATGGTCCTTGCTGCGTAGCTCGTTGTACAGCATTCCAATATTCTGTTCCTTGAGGACTGGGACCAATTTGTGGATTCTGAGTAAGAACCGCAGCAACCATTGGATTGCTAGCATATTGTGGATGTTTCGAGAAAGCATCCCAGAATTTAGGTATGGAGTAATTAGGATCCATTACCTGTTCTTTAGTGCCCCAACCAGCGCCAGGAGCCTGCTGATATATCCCACCAACTCCACCTACGCTAGCATTACCACCACTAGTGTTGAATTGATCATTTGCACCGAGATTACTTTCATCGGCTGCAATAGCAAGAGCAGCATTAATCTGATCATTACTAGCACCACGTCTACGACCTTCATTGATAATTCTATTAGCAATATCTGCCTGTCTAGCATTTAACCCGCCCCCAGGAGCCAACTGCGCCGGAGCGCCGGCAGGTCCAGCAGGCTGTGCTGGAGCAGCAGGAGCAGGTGCAGCAGGTGCAGCAGGTGCAGGTGGTCGTGTAGGTGCAACAGGCCCAATAAATCCAGGTTGACCAGGAGTCGGAGCCGCTGGAAGTGCACCACCAAGAGGAACTCCTCTAGGTCCAACTAATGGCACACCAGGTGGTGCTTGCTGAGCACCAGGAAGTGCTCCCGGTAAGTTCTTAGCCCATGCATCTGGCGGTACACCAGGAATAGCAGCACCAGGAACACCTGGAACTTGTATTTGACCAGTAGGTAATGGAGGTCCGTACAACTCACCAGGTCGCGTGAGTGGGTTATCTCCACGATTCCAAAGATCAGCTATGACCCTAGTTGTATCAGTTACAATCTTTGTAATGTTTTGGAACAGACTCCAACCATCTTGAGCTATCTTAAGCCATGCTTGCATATCAGAAGTAATAAAAGCAATATACTGGTCAAAACCGCTAACTTGGCCTCTACCGGAAATGCCTACATTCCCTGCCGATGTATAAGTTCCGCCTCCAGTCCCACCGGGCGCGCCACCGGCTCCTCCCGCCGCGCTCCCCGATAGCCCTCGCGCGGCCCCTGAGGCTACCTGAGACGATGCGTCGCTAACCGCGCCCGTACCGCTAGAGATTCCGTACGCATAATTCGTCGATAGATTTTCACCCATCTGATCTGGTGATGTATCGTGTAATGGCCCTTCTTGGGCAGGTGAACCTGTATTCCAAAAATTCTTTATTGAGTTGGCAGCTGCTTTTAATGCATCTTTCAACGTAGTGGGGATTGCAGCTAATATACCATCGGCCAGACTTTTTATAAGATTCTTACCAATTTGTAGCAAATCTATATCATCAAACCAGTGAACTATTTTGTTCTTAAGGTCAACAAAAGCTCCGACCAAGCTATCCCAGCCACTACTGATAGCATTTGTAAGTATATTCCACCAATTGGATACTGTATTTGTTAAACTATCCCAAGCACGCTTTACATCATCAATCAGACCGTGAAGTCCACCAAACTTTTCAGTGACTTCACCAATCTTTTGCTTGACTGTATCCCAATGAGTAACTAAAAGAACAATACCAGCAATAAGTAAACCAATAGCAACAATGACGATACCAATTGGATTGGCATCCATCAATACATCCATAACGCCAAGAGCAATATTAAGAAGTTTAATTGCAGCAACTAAACCAAGTATAACTTCTATTTCATGCGGGCTTAAAAGACCAAATAATACACCAATGAAATGTGCAACTCCTGGTAACCAATACATTAACTCTGATAGAGCGTCTGCGAAATCTTTGAAGAATTGTGGTAGTCTTGGTCCAAGTTCTTGAACTATTTGTAATAATGTTTTACCAAAATCAGCTAAAAATTCATTAAGCGCTGGAGCCATTGCTTGAACAGCAGGGCTAAGGACTCGCAGCGCTTCAACAAATGAGGTAAAGAATGATACAAGCCCAGGCTGAATAGCTAAACCAAGCCTATCAAGTGTACTAGCAATAATAGAAATTCCTTGGCCCAATAGATGTATAAGGGGCCTTGCTTCTTCAGCAGATTGATTTAGTAAATTAAAGAAATTCAATATACCAGCTTGACCACGAGCACTTTCAGTCCACTGTCTGAATGTAGCAGCTATTCGTTCTAACTGTTGGAGGAATCCACCGCCTGTTCTTTCAGCTATATCAAAAAAGTTAGATAATCCGATACCAAGATCACGTATAATATGAGCAAGTCTAGTAAAATCATCCAGTACTTGATTCATTATTTGTAGAAGGCGACCACTTTGTGCAGCGTTTTGGACCCAGTTATTGAACTCATTCGCTATATGAGCTATAGCTTGTCCAATTCTAACAAATATCTGTGAACCAACAGTGGTTAAAGTCCTCATCATTTCCATGAATGGCTGTATTGCTCCACGAACAGCCTGGAAACCATGTACTAGATTGTTAGTAAAAGTTTGAAAAGCAGTTTGAGTCTCAGGTTGTAATAAGAATTGAAATACTTGACGGAAAGACTGTCCAAATTCACTAGCAAGTCGTTGGCCTGCTTGCATTAATAGTGGTAACCATGTATATACCAGCGGTTGAATATCGGCAATAAGTGGTTGAAATAATGATTCCTGAACCATCTCACGAGCGCCACGAATGGCATATGAGAACCGCTCTATAGAAATTACAAATTCTCTAGCTGCAGGCGATAATTCACGCAAAGATTCAATAAACTTAGCTGGATCACCAATTGAACCTATAGCTTGTGCAACACCATGAAATCCAGCAGCTAATGTACCCAAAGAAACAGCTGCAGCACTAATGCCGGCAGGAAGTAAAAGCATAGCACCAGCAAAATCTTTCATAACTTCAAGAGCTGCACCAGCAACTATAGTGAGCTCGTGTAGCCCACCACCACCCATAATACCCAAGGCCCCCGCCGCGCCTGTCCCAAATAGGCCATAAACACCGATATTGGTCATAACTTTGGCAATACCAGTAAGTTTATCTGACAGTTTTTCTAATGCTTGGCCTGCTTTTTCTGCTTCGTTACGCATATTAGAAAAACCAGTAGTGGCAGCTATATGAGCAGTATTAAACCTTTCAACTTCAAGACGTAAAGCAGATAATCTAGTCTGGTAACGTTCATAAGCCTCTTGTGAGCGCAATAACAAACGTTGTTCATTTTCTCTAGATCGCTGGACATCACGTCCTAAACGTAATAACGTTTCACCTTCTGTTTGTTCTCTACGTCTAGCTTCTTGTAACTTACGTTCAGTATCTAGTTTTCGTGTGGATGCACGTTCGTAATCTTGATTATATCGTTCGTATGTTTTGCGAAGTTCTTCAACTTGACCGCGTTGTCTAACTAGAGCTTCAGCGCTAAGAATACTACTTTGTCGATTTTTATCAAATTGAGTATTAACTTTGCCCATTTCAGCATCAAGGGCAGCAGCTTCAGCTTTTGTTGAAGCCATTGCAGCTTGAGCCTCTTGGGCACCACGAGTATCGGCGGTGATTTCAATCTCACCATGCGCTCTACCCAAATTATAATCAGGCATTAGTAGCCGCTTCTGAGAATCTCATCGCCGTCTTCTGTCTCGGAAGCATGCATCCCACTAGAGAATGGATCAGCGAAGCCTGCTGTAGATTTCTCCATATCATCGCCCATACACCGAGCAAAGGCGCGTTGTTGTGCTGACCTCGCAAAACTCGCGTTGAGCGCATCTTGACCAGCATGCTCAACAACCCCTTCTACATATCGACCAAAAGTGAATATCCCTTTGTCGAAAAATAGTCCTGCAGCACCTTTAACCCCAAAAATTTCACTCGGCGGTTGGTTGTACGCTTGGGCCATCTGCCACGCTTGCCACGCTTCCCGCTTCATTCCAAATACTTTTCAAGTCGTCCATCGACCGCCCGAAGGCTGAAGCAAAAATAGCCATACGATCTTCCATGCTTATATCTTCAATATAAGCAGTAGCGATAAATTGAGGATTCCCCCAGTCTTGAGGACCGCCGTAATCAACTTTCTTTTCGTCATTAGTTACACGCGGTCTAATAGTAGCAGCCATAACTACTTCATCAATTGCCATAAACATATTCGCAATTGAATCAGGGTGTTTCGTCATGGTTTCTTGCATACGTCTATTACGCTCTTCAGTGCTGATTGAATCTTCCATCAGCATAGGCGTGAATGTATCCAAATAACTCATCAGATTGAGTCTAAACAGATCCTCACGCTCAAGACGAAGCACTCGACAAAGTTGTCCACTAGGAAGCGTAACGTCAAACTCAGTTCTTTGCTTTTTCCGCCAACCAGTAGGTGCGTAGGGATTGACTGGTGCCATTTCTGGCTTGAATGGAGGTTCTTCTGGTTCAGCTGCAGCTTTAGTTTCTGCGCCTATATCTCTACGTTCAAGCTCTTCACCTATTGCATGTCTGGCAGCACGACGAATCGTGGCTTGCTCTGCATCGTCTAAGCCAGCAGTAATTGGATTACTCATTTGACCTCCATTGGGTTCCTAGACCTCTTTTGGGCTCTGATATTCAGTTGTAACTAATTCGTAGTAACAATCACCGGCTTGCTCGGGTCACCTTCAACACCAGGACCAGGAACTGCGTTCTGCACATAGGTAACTTGGAACCAGTATTGGGTAGCTGTAGTAAGCGTGGTAATCTGAGTATCATTGGTATTCGGATTACCACCACTTGCAGAAGCAACCTTAGTCCAAGTTACACCAGCATCAATACTCTGGTAAACTTGGTATTTATCGTTAGTTGCATTGAAAATACCAACTTGATCCCATACCAAATCTACGGTAGTAGTTCCAATAGCATCAGCGTATAGATTAGTAGGCGAAGGCAATGGGTTGGCTTCTGGCGTGCCTGGAATAGCCGAATCGTGCTCTTCATGGATGAACTCGTAGAGCCACCGGCCACCATCTCCGACCATCGGCAAGCCGACGCCGTCAATACGACTAGTCTGGAACGCTCCACCACGAAGATCAGCCTGAAGTCGGCCATTTGCCTTAGCACGATAGATGCGCGTCTTGAGATTACCACCAGCGTCTGAAATAGCACGACCGTCTATGCGAACGTAAGGTCGAAGGTCATCACCAGACTTACGCATGCGCGTTACGCGGGTGGGTGCTACGCCCTCTTCAATGACTGAGCCACCGCTGAGGAGCGACCAGCATGTCATATTCATACCACCAGCTTCGAGGCTCCAGTCAACCTGAGGACCGCGACCGTGAACAGCAACTAGAACATCGTCACCACGCAACTCATCATACTGCTCTGTTTCAGAGAAGCCGAGAGTCATTGCGACAGGCAGCGGATAACTGGTGGCCCCTAGACACGTACCTTGCGCATCCGTATACGGCGTAAGACTCAGTTGACGCAAGCCATAAGGCAAGACATCAGAAGTACCTGACGTGCAAGGTGCTGCGGCCGCCAATTGACTAGGTCCGGTCATTTTTGCTCCTTCTTAATTGGATCCTTATACGTATGCGTTTCTATTGGCTGACCTGTTGCCAAATCGAACACGTGAAAGGTAACGTAACCAGGCGTCGTGCACGCCCAATGCTTACACTTGACTTCAAGTTCGCCACTACCATTCCTAACAATGCCGTGAAGAGTACCGCGACACCGTAGCTCAAGAGGTTCAAAATCGAAGTCAGGCATAACCATTATTCAGGCACCACCTGAACAAGTTGACCGCTTTCGTTGTAATCAACTTCCAAGAAAGCATGTGTATTTGAACCAGCCTTCCTGTCGTCAATAAGCAGATAATCGAGCTGCTCATCGGAAAATTCAGATGACTCGATCATCTTATCATTAGCTACACTCCATGTATGAGTAGCAATATCATCATGCAACTCAATACCTAAAGTTTTCCACTGAGCCGGTGTAATCTTCCGATGGCTAGCATCACCAACGTACTTAACGAATGGCCCTTTGCGCGTTGGCTTAGGAGCACGCCGACGAATATCGCCAGGCGGCTTTGGCGCGTTAGCAGGCAACGGCTTGTTCGGCTCTTTCTCAGCTGCCGAAGTCTTGGCTGGTGTCTCGGTCATTCTGATTCCTTTCTAAACCGATGCTGTAACTTTGTCTAGTATTCTATACGATGACGACCGACATATCGTCTGATAAGCGTCATCACGTAAATCACGCGAACGTAATCCAGGAATAGCTTGACTAAGCGTAACGCCGTCGGTACCATCAACTTCAATCATATTGCCTAAAACAGCGTCTAAGATATTGAAAACATTGTCTATTCTGACAAAATCAGTTGAAAACTGCTTATAAACGTGGACCCAAATTGTCAAAGTTTTAACTGGAATAAAACAAATGTCATCACCACGCAGTCCTTCACCTTCATTACCCCAACTAAGGACCATAAACATGGTATCAGATGGCCGTTGATCACCATCATAATTAACTAAAACAGTGTCTTTGCTAAAGCCGAGGTCAGTTAATAACGATTCAGCTAAAATCGCATCATAGATGGCTGCCCTAGACATCAGCGCCGCCTAGTTTTTCGCGTAGTAGCTGTTTTAGCCGTCGTTTTGGTGCTAACAAACCGACCTTTGACATCCCTGAAGTAAATTCTGATCTTATTGGTTTTCTTGAACAGCTTTTCAGCCGCTCCGCGAACATGTTGACCATGTTCAATGGCTCCTTGAGATGTACCTCGATCATATCCAATTCCAGGAGCTATCACAGGCAACACAGGAGCCGGATTATCAAGATCATGAAGCATTTCTTCAAGAGATTCCATGAAAGCACGAGCTGTGGCTATAAGAGTTGGCATAACAATTTGAAACTTACCACCATTTGACTTTTCCAGATAAATACCATATTCCATACCATGGCCCATATACAGATGATAAAAACCAGGACGGCTATCAGCTTCAGCCCAAAGTGTATTACGAGCATTCCAAGTTCTGTTACGCCAAGGAGCTTTTGCCTTCATTTCTGCTTCACCACGAGAAGCGGCTACATCAAGATCAGTTTTGATAAACCGATTTATTCTTTCATCAAGCGTATCAATATTACGGCCTAAATCACCTTCGTTGAAAGTAAATCGCTCACGAAATAATTCACCGGTCATAATTAGCTCCCATAATCTGGGTTGCCGGTGAATACAACGACGGCAGCACGAGTCTCATAACCATTAGCCGGTAACAATCCTTCAACTTTGTACTGCCTATAAGGATCTTTCCACCAATCATTAGGTTGAATATCAGCGTCGTAACTACCAATCAAAATATAGTCGTCCCGCCGAACCATACCATCATCATTGCTACTGTAATTAATACCATTAGACACAGTTTGATTTATGAAACGGAATGTCTGAAGCGGAATTACGACATCCTGAAAATCACGTCCCCCACCGGGTTTGTCAACTGGCTGCCTGCGATGAAGAGCAATTTCAATCGGACCAGCGATTGTAGCCGTTTGATTGATAAACCAATCAGTAGTATATCGCAACAAACCAGTAACTATATCAGTGAAAATTGGATTCTTAGTCGGTGCGGACATATACACCACCATAAGGCTGTAATCCATACGGCGGGAACACTCCATGCCGCTTGGGGTAACGCCGTTTGATCTTCCCAACACTAGTAGCATTAAAGCCGGCTACAGCATCCCAATATTTGAGCATCTCAGTAGCATGTTGGTATGTCTGACTAAGCGGTCTAGCAGCACCGGCATCAGAAACATCAGTCAATGCAGATAGATCGCCCACCCTCTGTAACCAGAATTGCCAAACAGTGGCGAATACACCATTCTGATTACCATCTAGAACAGTACCGATCTTAGTATCATTCCAATCGGTAAGCTCAGCCGTCCACGTAGGAAGGTTCAGCTTGACTTTATCAATCGTCGCTTGATCAGCCAACTCACTACTCTTTCTTCAACGCTTCCTTAAGCCGATCAACAAGAGCATTCTTATTGCCACTTGTGGATAAATCACGAGCGTGAAGTTCTTCCTTGAGTTCCTCAACTGTCAAATACTCAATATCTGTTTCTTCTTCCCCAACTTCAGTAACGCTTTCACCAGGAACAATTACGCCACCAGCGAAATAACCTTCAATTTGAGGATCGAATGGACGTTGAGCAAATACCGGCTCAGGACGTTTACCTTCCTCATATGGCTCTTGTGCAGCCAAAGAAGGTGGCTGATATTCCTTTTCTTTGCCGAATTTTCGATCATTCTCCTCGATCTGATAGCCAAGAGCGTGATCTTTCAGCCAAGCTCGATCCTCATCAGACAATGGTTTTTCAAGGTCGATGTTTTTGCTCATACTTACCTCACACTGTTGCAGTGGAATGGATGTAAGCGGGCGGGATCGTGTAGGAAGCGTTCGCCGTGACCTGCGTGATAACGGCTCCAGTCCGACGCCGAATACCAGTTCCAAAACCATGGACGTAGTATCCGTCAATCAGCGGATACCGTTGCTGATTACCCGGCATCAACTTCAAGCCTCGCCACGCTGGCGAAGCATGCTCTCTAACACCTACAATGTTCTCATCGACATTGACCCCGCCAGTGGACAGGATCGTGAAGTAGCCAACGGGCATCAGAGGCTCTTCAATCACCATGACATCCATGTATGCACCGGATACACGCAATCCATTCCAACTTGCCGGAGCCTGACCACCTAGCAAACCTTCAGCATTCGGAACTAGCAACGCAGGTTGACCAAGAGCAGGTACAAAGTCATAGTTAGCAGTCACAGCATTAGCGCTAACTTGACCAAATCGCCACTTACGAATGCTGTTGATCTCGCTTCTATTGGCGAAGCAGACCAACTGCGTTCCGGTATCCCAACCATAACCATGTTCAGTTAGGTGATTTACTGCTGCCTCAAAATCACCTGAATCAATAGTGGCTGCACCACTAGTAAGATAGTGACTATGTGTACCATCAAACACATTACCGCGATAAGCAGGTGGTACCCAGCCGTCTGCGTTTGCCAGCGGGAACACGTTGAACGACATCGCATTGATAATGGTCACTCGTGAACGATTATCGAACAGAGATTCCATCGTCTTGCGGAACACGAGTGCCTGATCTGCCTGGATTGCCTTCGTATGAATAGCTTCGATTTGCTGACTAGGAGCATCCCGAAGGAATTTCCAAGTGTAGCCCAACTTCAGGTCATAGTCCTGGTAGGCGTATGCCAGCTGGTAGTAACTGATATTCGTGTTCTGCCCTCGCGGGATACCGAATTCAGTCGCAACCTCGAATTGGAAATCACCGATCTGAGGAACAAGCTCAATATCGGAAATCACCGGGTATGTCAGAATCCCAACGAAACCCTGCTTATGTTCGTTGTAAACTGTGTTGGCATCAACAAATTCGCCCCACAGCTGATTCAGATCGACACCATCTGGGGTATGGGTGAGGATATCACCTTCAACCAAAGTGCCGGAATGATAAACCGGAGATGTCATTTCAGTCCTTTCAGGGTTTTACTCAGATCAGTAGGGCTTCGGATCGAAATTGACCTCAAGACGATCTGGCTCGACAGTCACTCCGACGTAATATGTCCCAACCCCGCCCGTGGACGAAACCGCACCTGTAGTGGGATCAGCAAAATACTTGGTGCCTGCAACACCAAAGTTGGTACCTGGAACACCCGCAGTAGGACCGAAATCGCAAATGCAGCCCATTCGCATAATATCCTGGCGGGCCACCTCCTTTAGTGGACCAACGCGACCAGGCTTATCATTGAAAACCCAAACGCCTATGCAACCCGACTGACCTGCGCCCTTGACTGCCTTGCCGGTACTGTCTAGGCCATAGGCGTACAATTTCCCCAGATCAGCGTCAAGGACATCGACAGCCACGTCAGCCCTGAACCCACCGTCAATTGGATCGTACTTATCAACTCGGGCCATCAGAATTCCTTTCTAAATATGCTTCCAGATTTTACGACTGATTATAAGGGTAATGGTTGCACGGCCAACAGGATAAAACTCTGATATTTCTTGGTGGGTCCAAACACCAGTCGCCCACATTCTACGAATTTCAAGAACATCTTCTTCGAAAAGTTTTGCAAACCAATGCTTTTCACCTTGCGAAGTAGTATGACCAATATGGAATCCTAAATCATCATATTCACGATGACAACTATAACACATTGGATCATAGCTAGTTACAATTCGTGGATCATATTCATGATTCCATGCGTACTCATATGCTTGATTATCACAATTCTCACACAAATATTTAGTGGCTAACCCATAGGTCTTACGAACAAGTTCGTGTACATGCTGATATTCAGCTGAACTTGTCACTAATGGTTCCCAGAGTTTATGCTCTAGGATTCCTGGTGCGAGTTCAGTCGTAATCATCACATAAACTTCGTTGCTTGAGTCCCAAAACCTGGTATCTTGTACTTTTCACCAAGCCGTTTTTGCTCAGTAACTCGATCACCAGATTTACTACCTGAAGGATGTGATCCACTAGCTGGCGGAGTCTGGTGCTGATCGCCTTCGGCTGGAACTAACAGATACGGCTTATCTTTGGCGATACGCTTTAGAGCAAGATCAAGTCCTTCAATCTTCTCTTTTTCGACGTCGATGTTCAATTCATCAGTACTAATAAACCTGACGACATCCTCAGCATTTTGCCAGCTGTACTTCTTGTCGGTAGCAATACACCATACAAGAAATTTGCTTTCTAGCAGCTTTTTCAGCTTATCATTTTCAGCTTTGAACTCATCACGCTCCTTAGCGACATCTTTGTCGCCTTCAGCCTTAGCCTGATCAGCCTTAGCTTTGGTGAGATCTTTGCTTAACTGTAAATTCTTCGTTTTTTCAGCGTCAAGTTGCTCTTCAAGACTAGATACGCCAGACCCACTACCAGATTCTCCAGCCCCTTGGTCACCGGGTTTAGGAGTAGCTGGCCCAGAATCAGGCTGTTTTGGAGGATTTTGTGGAGCTTGCGTCTGGTTCGCGGGCTGATTCTGATCATTTTGCTGATCACCATCTTTGGGCGGTTCTTGACGTTCACCTTCAGGCATTGATTTTGGCTCCTAGTCCCAGGAAAGGTTGATCAAACCTTAATAGCCTTTATCCTACGCGACCGCGACTCATCGCGCTCTAATAAGAAATCATCCAAGTCCATACGGCTGTTTGGAAAGTGGCTTATATGGTTGTGTAAGTGGATCAGGTGTACTCGTAGCTTTCACAGCTTTAGCCGTATCTGAAGCATGTGTTCCGAATGCACCAAAATTCGATCCACTTGTACTAGATGATGCACTTGAACGCTTGCCCATACCAAGCATTTTTGGATGGGCAATACTTCCCATGATGCCACCACCTAGTAAACCGCCACCAAAGCCTCCGCCGAAGCCATGACCAGGCATATTGGGCCAGCCACCCCAGTTACCGGGCATATTGAAATTATTTAGCCGTCTAAGCCTGCCCAAGCCACCTATTCCACGACCTCTACCACCAGGTAAATTTGGCAACATAGACCTTACAGATGATCTATCACGCCTGGCCCTGTAAATATCGCGATCAGCTTGTCTTTCACCGCGTGTTATATCTCTTACAACACCAGCAAAAATACCCATGACTTATCCTTTATGGTGCTTTGGGCCTTGACCGATATGTAAACCACGTTCACGCTCTGGCAAGCCACGGTACGCCGGTGAAAAATGTAACCGTTGTGTTATCTCATGATGGCCACCAGTCGCATGGGCCTTACCTATCGCCCATCTACGCAGCTTTGGATTAGCAAAGAATAATCGCCATTGCGCGCGACTATAAAACGGGTGATGGCCAGCTGCCGGCTGGCCGGGAATAATACCAGGTGGACCCTCAGCTTTAGCTGCCCTAGCAATCTTCCTAACATCATGCCTTACCATAGTATGTCCACCATTGCGAGCCATTATTTACGCTTCCTTGTTGCGCGCTTTGCCTTTTTAACTGTCTTTTTGGTCGTTGACGCAACAGGAGCAGCGCCTTTTTTGCCTGCTTGTTTGGCCCGTACCATTGCGGTAAACTTCTGACGTGCTGCCAATTGCGCTGCGCTGGCCATTATGTGAACTTTCTGTTCGTTTTGACGCCACCAACTGAGCCTTTGATGGCCTTACCGCTGGCCTTTCGACCAACCAAACCTGCTTTCTTGGCACCACCAAATGTTTTCTTTACTGTTTTCTTTCGCCTAGCCATAATTACTTGCCTTTACGACGACGACCGGTAGCAGCCATCTTCTGAAACTTGGCCTTCCCATATTTCTTACGGCCAATCGCCGCAGCCACGGCAGCAGGATTGCTAACCCCGCCGCGCTTTGAAATTGACTTGGTTAGCGCCTTGAATCTTGCGCCAGAACCTAACTTTGGTTTCCTCTTTGCTGCCATTATTAACCTCCTGGTGCTCCATTAGTGGCCGGCGCTCCTGCGCCAACTAAATCTGGTGATGGCGCCGGTGCGGGTGGCGGCGTTGGCGTTATAGCATTCACTATCTTCTGTGCATCAGCTAAAGCCTGCGCAAAGTCCTTTGTCTCATCAAGCTTGTAGCCCATAATATTGTTAAGCTGCTCGAAGAACCAACTTACCGGCAAACAAGCACCTGGCGCTCCTGGCCCAGCCGTAGTCCAAAGTGAAATCAAATCCTGTAAATCTTTGGACTTGTTCTTAGGCATTGCGTCGTCGAACGCAGTAGAGAATATGGCACCTTCAACATCTATGTCCTCATAAGCAACCATCCAGCCATTTATGAGATCATAGATGAATTGGTCTCCGACATCGAGTAAGTCAAGTTCTTTCTCTTGGTTCTTAGCAAGAAGTGGGCCAAGTTTGAGTTGTAAGGCAATACCACTTTCCGCAGTCGTAACATCAACAACGCCAACAGCAATATCTGGTACCCCAAGGGCCTGTTGCATTGCCTCGTCAAGAGAGTTGATGTGGTCACCAAATGGTTGCACGGTTGTAATTCCAGAAACTCGTCCAAATTGTCCGCCAGATGCAACCTGTACCACTGATCGTGGACTAATTTCCCATTCGACTTCATTGCCGCTCGGATCTAACGGTGGACTAGCATCAGTCCAATAAACTCCTAAACCTTGCATAATCAGAGTCAAGTCCTCATCGGACATGGCCTGGTTGATGGCGGTGATGACGCTTTCAACGCCAGCCAATTCAGATGTACCAAAAAAGCTACCTGGCGGCGGCATATTGCGCCAATGGTACACTGGAATCTGATTGATTTCTGGAGGCAAATAGAATGGGTCTTGTACTTCTTGGATCAGACTAAGCTCTGAAGCAGGTAAGACTCGATCATCCCACTTACCTATTTCATATAGTCCAAGCTCTGATGTTATCCGGCCTGTTGGGAAGCCAGCATCATCAAGCTCTCTGCGATACGTCTGCCGACGAACCACTTCCTTTCCAGTATACTGATTGAGCTTAAGTGTATTATTTGGATTATTGATGATATCAACCAAATGACAACCGATATAATTGCCTTGAGAATCCTCTATTGGAAAATAATGCTCTGCACGAAGCTCATTAATGCTGATTCGTTGACCAGGCAAACGCTTAGGATCAGCTGTAATATGTAGAAGCGCATCACCTTTAATAAGCATGTAACGCTTCATCTGAGCGAACTTACTTGGCATCCGCTCACGTTTAAATAAATTCTGGATAAAAATGGCTACAGTTTGAGTATTAGCAGTCTTTGGGAACGTTGGATCTGGCTGAACATTCCAGCCAACAGCTAAGAACCTATTTACAGCTTCGATACACTTCTTCGCACTAGGGACATAAATCTGAACGCTGTCTTCATCTTCTTCGGCCCAGCTTGAACTTGTACTCGATGGCGGCGCAACACTAGGAATGGTATTAACCCCGCCGCGGAGCGTAATCCTAATGTGCTCGGGACGGTTGTAGTACATGTCATCGTAAAGCATGTACGCTTTAAGACGAATACGGTCGTCATTATTGCTAAGATTTGATATCAGACGGCTAAACTTGAGGTCATCGCGAATAAAGTCGATGGCTGAGTCGTCAATACTGCCGAATATCTATCGGCATCAGACCACCTCCGATCTTTTTCTACGGCTGACTACAGCGTAAACATATTGCACGTGAACTCCGTAAGTCTTCGCTAATTCTACCGCGCTGACCCCTTCGGCACGTAATCTACGAATCTCTCTAATATCATCATCAGATAGTGTAGCTTTATAATGTTTAAACCCACGAGTACTTGGTTTCGGAGCACAACCACCTTCATAATTTGGCGTATAGTGAGTTCCATTCTTTACGGAATCACGAACGTTATCAGTATGTGTCCCCCATTTTAGATTTTCAGGCCTATCATCATCGTGAATATCATTAAGATGTCTAACCTCAGCTTCATCAAATGGCTTAGGTCCATGCCAAGCTGTACACACTAAAGTAGCTCGCTTAATCAGCGGGAAACTAGTATGCGATCTATTATATCCTTGATATACTTTACCTGGTATAAGCTTACCATTCTTGTAAACATTGCCTTCATTATCAGCTTCCCAGCCAGGATAGCCAAATACTGAAAGATTTATGCTCACTTAGCTTCAGCTTTCTCTTTATTTCGATCGGCACGCCTAACGATAGGCATGGAAAGCACTACGATCTTTTGAGTACGACGATTGTGATTACACGTCATTATAGGGCATATATCACAGTGTTTATGGTCCACTACTGCCATTCCCTCCAGTCGGGGAATCCACCCTTCACATTTATCATACTCCTGAGCGGCTTCTCGCGCTTATTTAAGAAGTTGCGGCCTTTGCGACCGACTCTGATCCTAGCTTTTGTTACTTTAGTACCCATGTCGAGCAACGTTCCATCGCCAAAATACCCAATCATGAAGCGTCCGAGAGCTTCAGGAGCATGGTCATCCTTCTTCATTGGGTTCTCATAGCGATCACGACTTAATTCGGCATCCTCTCTGCGTTCTGGATACCTATAAGCCAACATTTCTTCACGCATACGCGGACAATTTCGGCGATCAATCATAAGCTGAGGGCGCCAAATATCAGAATTTGACTCGCTTAACATGGCTCCTTCACGATCAATTCTGCCTTTTCGCAGTGCTTGGCGTATCAAATTGATGCGAAGATTGAGTTCGCCACCAGTTTTCGCAGCTGGCCTAATGTGAAGCCTGTCCTGAAGTGTTCTAGTGCTCATCGGATCGGCTGGATCAGGGAAGAACACTTCAAGTTGCGGTGGGTTGAGCCGTCTACGCTTGATTTCTTCCGCGAATTTGTCTGCAGTTAAACCCATTTCATGTACTTCAGCCAATACATTAATTTCCTGCCAAGGCCCCACTTGGATTAGAAGCCAGACATTCGGGTTGGTAAAGCCGTAGTCAGTAGCTGCGTACGTTTCCCACTCAGGGTTGAAACGTAGATCACCAACATGGTACGCCTCATCGAAATCTTTGAACACTTGACCGGCGAATTCAGTGAAGTCGGCCGCAATTTCTTGAGCAAACAACTCAGGTGGTAGCTCTTCAACCAGCTGAAGTATTTCACCATCAATATATAGCTGCTGTTGATCAGCTATCTCGAACGCGCTTAGCCCTGGTGCACCTTCGAGAGTTAGCAGTAACTGTCTTACGTCCTCATCACGAGTCTCACCGACATAAACGTAAGGATTGTACCAGCTAGGAACACGCCAAGATTCCCATTCTGGGTTATAAAGGTCTTGTCCCATTTGGAATTTATCATAGAAATGGTTGTGCCCAAGTGGTGTAGATGTGTGAAGAGACCATCCTTTGTAGTCGTTAAGCATTGGGCGGATGAATCTATGCCATATTGACGGCTTAGCTTTTGCCGCCTCAGCCATAATCACTCCGCATAACGCTTCACCAACAAGGTGTTCAGGGTATTTTGCGCTCTGACAGTGTATCTGGAATGCACCCTTCCACAAACTAAGGTGCATATTCCCGCCAACAGCGTCGTAATAGCTTCCTGGCTTATCAATCGGCAATTCTAGCATGTTGCATAGGTGCCAAATGACCCGAAATTCCTTCTCAGCAGTGGAATATTCGTCTGAAACGATCCAAAATATGCGCGCTTTGCCCTGTTTTAGCCATTCTTCGGCCACAGATCGCGTGTAAAGAGCCTCTGGCAAAAGCACGTGCCCGCCCAAATCGCTCTTGCCAGTACGCCTACCGGCACACCAAACCTTGTGTCTCGCTTGGCTTTCCAGCACTAATTCCTGGGCCGGGTGTGGGTCCCAAGATACTAGTGGGCTATCATACACCGCCCACGGGTTAAGTAGTGCCGGCATGGCATACTATGGGCTAGCTTGATAGCCATCACGGGTGTATGCGTGCTCTACCGCAGCATTTACCTTGTTAATCACGTTCGCAGTAATACCGCTCGTTGATGGCTGTCGTGTATAGCTACCATCCCAATTCAGCACAACCGGCCATTCTAGCGGATCACTGCTACGAACGCCGGTATCAAATAGCTGTGGATCTGGTACCGGCTTGCTCGTACTTGAGCCTGAAGCGCTATTTGTGCCCTTTGGGACCTGGCCTTTTGGGATGTTCGGACCACCCCATGGGTTCAGAGTTTTGCCGAATTTCTGCCCACTAGCCCCAATCGGCTTGGTATTCGGCGTTCCTGTCTGCGGGCCTCTTGGAACGGCTCCATATGGCGTTGTCATTATATATCCTGACTTCCACCGCGAACAGGCGGACGCTGCTTACGCAAGTCCTGAATCGGCTTCTGAAGGCCACCGGTGTACTGTGGCGGAGTGCCTCCAGCAGTGCCCTTCCACGGGGTCTGTGTTCTATCGCCGCCAGCTGACCGAACGTTGTACGTCAGGCCGACACCATTAATGCCAGTGGCTTCAGTAGCGCCCTGAGTAACCTTTTTGGTGAGCGGTACGCCGCCGCCCTCTGTGCCGAATGTGGTGTCTCGGCCACCAGACTGGGCGAGGCCGCTTGAGCCTCCACCCGCATTCGCTGGGTATCCAGTTGTTGCCATCAGAAGCTCCTATTCGCTTTGGATTGAAGTTCGCCTTGGTTGGATGGTACATCACGGTTACCAGTGCCAAACAAACTATTCATCTTACCAGCTGGGTCTGTCTGCCCTCCGCTATCCATTGTCCCATAACTTGGGTTCGCAGGGTCCATGCCAGTAGGCCTGGGCTGCTTCTTACTCGATGGCGCGTAACGTGTACCTGGTGAACCGGGCGTGCCTCGTGGGTATTGCGGAACATTCTTAGCCATCGCTAAGCCCTTCACGTATCAAACTTGCCGCACATTGATCGATAAGCTCACCACGCTCTTCAGCTAACTGGTTTAACTGAGACTGTTCGTCATTGCTCAATGTTACCTGCATAATTGCTAACCTGCTTTATTTGAAGTTAGTGTTTCCATACGGCGCGAATGTACCAGGCCCACCAGGCATGTCAGCATACCGAATTGGGTGGTGGCTGTAGTTGATGGCGCGCTGTTCGATGGCCATCTGGTCAGTATTATCGACCACGCGAGGAATAGGGTGGAGCGCCATCCTCTTGTAAGGAACTTGCCATGCCATTTTGGGTTTTCCTCCTGTTATCTTGCTACCTGGAATTGAGCCTGTGGGTGAACTCGGTCCAGCAACCGTATTCTGAGAGGAACCCAAGACCTGGACCGAGCCACCACTTGTTGTGTGCGAGGAGTCAGGCGCGAGGAAAGACCCGGTAGAAGGTCCGCTGAGTTCGTACACACTTCGATTATACCCTTACCCGGCTCATCGCGCGACGGGTACCTATTGACCCTGGACAAATTTAACCTTACCATCCTCGTCCAATGTTACACCAGTAATCTCATCCCTAATCGCATCAGCTCCCATAGCTCGGTCAATTTTGCGCTGCTTTTTTGCGTTCTGTATTTTTGCCTTGGCTTCTTTACGTCGCTTTGCTAAGTCTTGCGCATCCTGAACCTGCTGTTGGTAGCTTCGGGCTTCATCCGCCCGGCGACCGTAGTTGCGTTCTGGCTCTGCCTGGTGCGGTTCTGTTTGCGGCTGACCTGGTGCATGGTGCGTTATATCGCCTTCAACCCAATACTTGTTCATATCGTCTTCTGAAATTGGTTCGCCGGTAATCGGTTCGCCGTCCTCGTCCACTTCAACTAACTCCGCGTCAACAATCCCCACGCCTAAGTCACGGTGTTCCTGTCTGCTCATTGGCGCGATCCCAGCAACCTGGCTAAGCAACTCCTCCCACGGCGCGTGCTTAACATTGACCGTAACAGTTTCGGGTGTCTTACCAGCTGTCCTCTCAAATAAATATTTAGCCGCCTCCAGCCTATCGCGCGGCTCCACCGTTTCATCTTCAGCAATTTCAATCATCACGTCTAGCATATTGTCAAGGTTTTCACGCAGCTTCTGCTTATACCTAAGCTCGTGCTCCGCCACCATCTCATCGTATAGCTCACGCGGTATGTACTCGGTCTTGCCTTTAGGCTTTGGTATCCGTCCGTTAGCATCGCGACAGCGCCCAGCTACTAGCTCCTCATCGTCCAGTTCCTTGACCGTAATGTAGCCTCTATCAAAGCATTCCTGGCGAGGTAGCTTGCGTATTGCTTCCTCTTTGAGCTTCTGAAAGCCAGCCTGACCCCTTATCCCGCCAAATGGGGTTAGGGCTTTGCGTGTCGTCTTAATCGGCTCACTCATCTGCGGCTCCTCTCATCGCCCTCTCAGCGGTGTATGTATTCTATCGCCTGGTTGGTATCCCGGTATAACGGGCGTTACTAAGCTCGTCGGTAGTACAAGCCTAGTTGTACCCCAAGCTACAGCATGGGCCACCGACCTAATACTGTGTCTACCATGGTACGCTGCGTGCCTGGTCCTGTGTATATCGTGTCTAGCGGTCCTCTTACCCCGCCGCGCAGCCGCGCCCAGCATTTGCCATCGGTGTAACTGTGCAATCCTCGCTGCTGTAAGCTGGTGTGCAACACCCTTTTCAGCTTTAACCAGTCCAAATGCCATCTTAGTCTGCCTTTCCTGTTAGCCGCCTAAATTGCGGGTTGCCGTGCTTGTTCATCTGTTCCGCCACGCTTGGCGATACTACCGTCGTAATTAGCTGTGGCTTATAAAAGTTCGTTGGGTGCCGCAGCCGCCCGCGTATTGGTACCTGCGTTGTTCGGTACTGTATATGGCTCGGCACATGCATTTGGCTCGGTCGCGTACTTGCCGGCCATGCAGTGTTCACTTGCGGCTGGTTTGGGTCGTCCTGGGCTTCATCCTCAGGCGCCGGAATAGGTAATAGCTGGCCAGTTGAGTTATTGTAATTCAGCGTGGCCGCGTTCATGTTTGTTACTGGTTGTGTTGGACTTATGTAAGCTTGTAGCGTGCCTTCGCCTGCAAAATCTACAACGTGGTGCTGTACGATATCAACGTTAGCCGCAAGTGCGCCCCCGCCAGCAAAGCTAGCCGTGAGAGGCACGCTTGTTGGCGTGGTCTCTGGTTGCTCTGGGGTTGTTGCCGTGGGCGCTGCCGTGGGCTCTGGGGCTTCGCTGCCTTCTGGGTCTGGGCTTGATACTTTAGCTTCTGCCATTGCTCACCTATTTTGTTTGCTGCTTACATCACTCATCGGCATCCATCGCCGCCTGGCCCGCCAGCCAACCGCGTGCCCAGGCTTTCGACTCGCCGCAGTATGGCCCGTCATAGTCGCAGCATCCGGCTTCGTTCGCGTCGTGCCAGTCCACAATGAGTGACCGCATTTCGTCGTTCACTTGTGTACTCCATTCTTGAGGTCTCCGTGGTTCTAGTTCGCGTAACAGCTGCTTATCCTATTGGGCCTATTGGCGTTGGCGGGTCACCTGTGTACGGTATGTATGGTTGTAAGTCACGCAGAACTCCTTCTAGTTCATCCCTTTTGAGGTCTGCTTGTCTCCGCCATAACCTGTGCAAAAATATGCCAGCTTCGACTACGGCTTGGTCTACATTAGCCGGTGGCGCATTATCGCTTAAGCCTTCAAGCGTAGTCGTGATAAGCACTGTACATCCACCAGGCAAGCCGCTATAATCCACTACAAGCTGCGGCACGTCTTGCTCGCCTAGCTGGTTAACAAAATCAATAAGGTAAACCCAGTTGCTTTCCTTGCCAACCATGACGTTACCTGGGCCAATAGTTGGAATGCTTTCAAGGTAGGTCTTCATATCACCCGCCGCTGGATGGTACTTAATACTTGTGGGCGCCCATACGCCGTTGAACTGAAGCATAAAGTTGCCGCTACCTGGACCACCTGTGACTTCGAGCCTCTGCTGTTCATTTACGCCAGGCATTACTAACGCTTCCTGACTTTGACTTTAGTTTTTGTCTTTGTCTTAGTTTTGCATTTAGCCATAGTTACCGCCTACTCCGTTTGCGCTTGCTCTTGCTTCTGCCATGTACGCTATGGACTGCGTTAGTAATTCTGGCTGCCGACTCTTTGGTGTGACCCTTCGCACGTAGCTTATGGTACATTGACCAGTTCTTGACTTGTTTACCCGGCATGGTTGGACCTTTGACCGGGTACCTCCTGTGCCATATTATGAATGCAATGACCCAGATAATCTGTATCCCCGCCAGGGCATATAGGGGCGCAGTGCTTACTTTTGTTTATCACCATTGCCGTTGCATCCAGGAGGGGAAGTCATAGACCCAGCGCACGGCCTTTGGCCATTTGCGTTGCCTAATAAGCGGAGGGCTAGCGCCATAGCGATCTGTATTGCCGTAGCTGTAATACTCTGGGTGCTGGCCACGACCACCCTGGAAGCTTGGCGTGGGTTGACTTCTTGGGTCGCCTAAATCTGTACGCTTGGCTGCCGCCAGGTCAAGTTGCTGCTGCCATTTGTCTGGGTCTGCTAGTTGAAAGCCTGAGCCTGAGTTAGAGGCAAGCGGATCGTTGACGGATTGGGAGCCTTGGCTGAAGTCAATGGCTGGATTAGGGAATCGGCCAGCGCCAAAGCTGAACTCTGTTTCCTCGTTGCACGGAAGAAATGGATTCCTCGACATACTTCGAG